AATTGTCCCAGTATATCGGCTTCTTCGTTAGTAATTGGTAATCTTATTTTATTTACGAGTTCTACTATCTTCATTATTATTTTAGAATAAGTTGTACGATAACCATAATTAAACCAGTCAGCATGGCCACACCAAATGCTGTACCAACAGTGATCAACTGCCCGCTACTTTTGTTGGTAGCTTCTGCTGCCGATTCTGATATCTTCGTGCGTATGATTATGATGTGTTCTTCCATCGTATGCATACGCTGTTCCAGTTTGTCTAGTTTGTCTTCCAATGCCTTGTATCTTTCGGCGCATAAATCCACATGCGCTTCAAGGCTGGCTCTTTCACTTGCTGCCATTTCACTCTTCCATTAAAAATAGAGGGTTCTGTATTGTTGCCTGAATTGTGTGCCATGAAAAAGGTGCCTTAAATGTGCCTGTGTTTAGACAGTATTTAAGTTAATTCTACCTTTTATAAAATATATGTTTTTGATTGAGCCATAAGGATAAAAAATTGGCAGCATAAATCTAGCTGTTTCTTCAAGTCCACAAATAATTGGTACTTGTGCAAATGCATCATCTAATGCTCCAACTGGATCTGCATCTTTGAGAAACACATCTTCATATTCTACTCCAAAACTAAAGACCCAACATCTTTGCTTGCCATAATATATTTCAGGAAAATGTGAGGTAGAGTCTACTTCAGTGTCTTCGACTATATATGGCCCATCAATATGCTGCGGTTGCGCTTTAATACCAATACATTGTAAAACGGTTTCCCAGTTACGCTGTTGGTTTCTTTTTAACTCGTTGTCGTTGGTGTGTCTTATTACACCGGTTGCGGTTATATCAACTAATGTTACGCCTGTGTAGAAATACATGCAGATATTTAGTTCATAAAAAAAGCAGCCGAAGCTGCTTTCTTTTAAATTGTTGTAAATTAAGCTACAACAAAACTTGTACCATTGGTAACAGTTGCGCTACCTAGGTTAACTGAACCTTTGCGAGTTCCAATTGCTTGGATAGCTGTTTGTAGAACACTTGCATCTGGTGCGTTGACACCGTCGCAGCATAGGCTGATAGCGCCTGACGTTGCATGTGCAAAATATGCTAATACCGGCGGAAACACCTGAATGATTGCTTCAAAAGCTTCATTAGCCGCGTCATCTTCTGCACTCAAGTTTACACCGGCTGCAACAATATAAAATACAACACTTTGACCAACTTCGGTGTATTGAATACCGTTTAGAACACCTGTTAAACCTGCATAGTTGTAGCCTGCGCTACGATCAATTCCAATTGCCATTTTGTTTCTCCTAAAATTTTGCTTTCGCTGTAGATATTTATGGCGGTCATAAAAAAAGCAGCCTCGGCTGCTTTTTCCAGATCACATAATCAATTAAGCAATCTTGATACCGCTTGTGGTTGTAACTGCTGCTGCACTCATGTTAACAACACCAAAAGCACCAATGTTTGAACCTAATGCTCGTACTGCTGTTTGTAGCTGTAGGTCAGACCCCCAACCGCTTCGTTCTACAATCACGCTTAACTGAACGTTAGCTGTGTTGTTGTCAACTTGATATGCTAAAATACTTGCGTTTGCTGCGATTGTCTTTAACAAAGTTTCAACTGCTGATGCCTTACCATCATTATTAGGACTGCCTAATTCAGCTGCTAGGTTACCTGTAACTGCAAGAACTTTGATTGCACTAATTGGACTTGCGATACCAGTGTTAATAATAACTGCATTAGCGTTTTGTGTAATGCTATCACCAACGTTTACAACTGCTTGTGAGTCACCGTGAACTCTTGTTACTCCGATTGCCATTTTGTTTCTCCTTAAATATTTGCGTTTACCGCATGTTAATATTTATACCAAAGCAAAAAAATTACAATCTTCCTTGCACATTTGCAGTGGAAAATACACCACGATTTACCAACTTAATAAACCCGCTGGGTGTGTTGATTACAAATCCTTCGCCCTTGGGCACATCACCCACGTACTGCTCTACACCGCCCACCTGTGGTTCCAGTTGAGATAATATAGCCAGTTTTAGATTGTATATGGCCACGTAAGCTGCGTCCATGGCAGCCATTACGGGCCTGTTTTCTTCGGCTGCAACCAACTTGAACTGCGGTGCCGTCAAGTTGTTTTGTAACCAATTGCCATCCGCTGCTTGTCCGGTGTATTTTCTATTATAGTAGGTTTGCAGTTTGCTGACTGTGGATTGGGTGAGACTGGATAAAAAAGCATCACCATTTGCAGATGCAAAATTTTGCACAGCAGCTCTAGCTGCCCGTGTTTGTTGCACTGGTTCTTTGAGTCGAAATTTGTTGCCCATATTGCCTGTGAGCACAGTGATATTTTGATTGGTACCACTCAATCCGCCTAGACCCTGCAGAGATGTTTTGTTTTGTATTTCTGTACCTTTGGTAGTTCGTTCAACATCTGTGCCATAAGTATGTACAGCCAGTCCAAACGGTCTTCCTTTTATTCCTTTTCCCACTGCGCTATCAGATTTGACTCTGTAAGTAACACCGTAGGGATTGGCTTGGAACACGTAGTAGCCTTGCTGTTCAGCCACTGGTTCAGTCCACATGACATCACCTTGTACAAAACCTGTAAAATTACTTGGTACAATTGAAGACACAGCATCAAACATGTTGGCCAACTTTTGTCCCACATCCATGTTTTTTTGATTTTGTGCAAAGAAGTTGGCCAGTTCTTGAGCAGATGTGACCTGCCCACCAGGCAATCCAATGTACTCTTTGTAGTTCATGGTAAAAAGGCCATCTGCAGGCCTGCGCCCAAATATGATAGCTGGACTGCCATCCCATTTGATGCTGACCAGGTTAGGATTTGACACTGCCGACAACATGCCATCTATGGCATCCGTGGCTGCTTGACTACCGTTGAGAATAAAATCCTCTGGATGCGGAGTGCGTATGCCTTCTGTTAGGGTTGTAATAAATTCTAATAACATTATTGCAACTTGTTTGTGTATCTTCTAAACCAAGCAGCAGTGCCAGGTGCAGGTGCAGCTTCGGGCAATTGTATGTCACTCTTGGCCAGTGTTTCTCTAGCGGCTGCTATCAGTTGTTCGTAGTTGGGTCTTTTACTGACAGCGTCAAGTATGTCATCTGCGGTGTTGAGTTTGCCCACAGGAATACCAGTCAGGTCGCTCAATTTCTTGGCACTTTTGCCATCTTCCACGGTGGTGTTTGTGACACGATCGACTAGGCCGTGTTTGTAACTCCATTTGAGTCCGGGGTGCAATGCTGACACAATACTGGCCAAGATCACATGACGACTCATGCCTGTCAGCTTGCTTTCTTCTGGCGCACCTGCCATGCTGAATGCTTGCCAGCCAGGATCTCCAAACATCAAGTCTGCCTGTACGAATCCATTTTTAGGATCGCCAGCTATGGGTGTTTGCACATGTACACTGTCACCGGATTTTTTAATATGCTTGGCGTCTACGCCTGCTGCAAGTAGAACCTTGATCAAGTCTTCTTTGGTAGTTTTTGTTTCATCTACAGCCAAGTCTAAATCACCCGAAGAACTTTTGCGACCAGTGGTACCTAACCATGTCTCTGTAGGAAATTGAATATTGGTTTGAGATTCTAACCATTTGATTGTTGCTGGCACATCATCACGGTTGATACGTTGTGTTAGTGGTTCACCATTGGGTGTTTTAAAGATGTTGCCGCCTTCGTTTAATTTTTTCATGGCTTTGGTGGTGGTAACGCTTTGATCAACTCTTGTTTGGTAGCATCATCTAAATCGTTGATATGATCAGCTAGATCATACTGCGAAAGATAACTAATATAGTTTAACTTATTGGGCAATTTATTTCGTAACTGTGGAGTGGCAGGATTGATACCATGCTTGCTGGCCAACTGTTTGGCCTGATCCACAGCATCCTGAGATCGACTCATGTAATTATAATCTTCTGGACCTGCTCGATATGGGGTATCCATTACTCTTTGCACTGGCTCTGGTAGCAGTCCCTTTGCAAAACTGGATACTAAACCCTCATTCACTATTTCGTTAATCTTCACGTCTAAATCTCCTAACTCCTCGGGCAAATTTTGCAGGATCTTGGGCTCTAATACTGTTGAGCAATCTACGCTCTAGTTCCGCTGCTTGTTCACTATCGTAGTTTTCTTTGATGTAATTGATCAAGTTTATTGCACCCTGAATTACATGCCCAGCACGACTTTCCACAAGATTTTCCCTGTCTCGGCCGACCGGCATATGGGCTAGTTCGTCAAGAATACTACGAGTGCGTTTTTGCAAAATCTACTCCGTTATTAGATATTTATTCGGTTTTAGTTTTTAGACTTGCAAGCATTTGTTTGAGTTTTGTGCTGTCAACGTTGGCCTGTACTGATTTCTCTAATTCAAATCCTGGCTTGGGCTTGGCTGCAATCATGGGACTACTGGTTGTTGCAGTAGTCTTAATCTGATCCATGATCTGACTGCTTGTGCGGAATCCTGACCCACCGTTTTCGCTTTGTGCATCTTCACCTGGATCTGTAATGCGTAGGCTTTCAATGTTGAATTCAAGATCCACTTTTTGTCCTACACCACTTGAACTACGAGTTTTCATCAACTGTATCTGATATCTACCACGTTCTCGCATGGCTCTGCTTGTAAAGATACCAAACACATTATCTGCTGTGTTAATTTTACTGATACCGCCCGAGATATGACTATGATCAAACTCAATTTCTTCCACAGCCGATCTATTCAACTGCGATGCAGTGATCATCAGTATGTTGAATTCTCGAGCTAGGTTACGTAGTTCTTCACTAACATATTTGTCTTTCACAAACAAATCGCTAGGGCTGACTTTGGCACTTACTGGCATAACAAGATCAAGATAATCCACCATGATAAAATCTGTCTTTTGTCCTGTCTGTATTTCTAGTTCTTTGAGATAGGCACGAATGTGATTCACATTGCTCTGTGCTGGCATGTATTTGATACGCAACTTGCCAGACTTTTTGCCTACCATGCGTATCTTCATTTCTAATGTGTCCAAATCCCGGAAGATTTCTTTTGTACTACAGTTTGCAACCATGGCATCCATACGCATAGCACATAATTCTTCACTGAGTTCCAGTGTAAGGAACACACCATTTAGTCCGGCTGTGATCCAGTTGATTGCAATGTTCTGCATAAACAAACTTTTACCTGAACCTGATCCACCAGCAAAGATATTAAGCTCGCCTCGGTTCATGCCGCCAAACAAGCGTTGATCCATGGTGGGCCAACCTGTGCTCACTTGCCCGTTGTTAGATTTAATCTTCATCAATCTGGCTCTAGGATCTTCAAAATAATCCGTACCCATGTCTTTGGTCAAACTGATTTGTACAGCGTCCTTGATCAATTTTTCTACAGGATCAAAGTTGCCCTGTTCAATCATGTCAGCTGCTTTTAG